CGAACTGTTGCGTGAAGAGCCGTAAGCCCGGTTGGCTGCGTCTCAATCTCAAAATCGTAAACCGATGTGGGAATAGCGGGACGCCGCACTGCTGCGCGTACAGGTATTGAGGCACGGGCCGTAGGTTGATTATCCAGCCAATCATCAATTCTAGACCTCGCGTCACGCAGTGTATATTCCACATCTGATGCCTGAGCGTCCCCAGGAGGAGTGATGGCCCAGTAATCCGTACCCTTTCCGCTTTCTGTTGGGATGCCCTCTATCGTGTAGCCGCGATAACTGTAACCACCAGGGTAGTCTAATTTTTTGGCTTTATGGGGCATGTCCCTGGCTTCTTTGGCTAACGAGGCAACGCCCCGGCCCGTGGGCGGGTTAATTTCTTGTAAAGCAAGTTCGCGGATAACTACCTCCTCCTCAATTGACGCCCGATTTAAGCCGGGAGTGTCTTTAATCCGATTATAATAGTCGATGGTTCCGGATTTTACCGCCTCAACGTCACCACGTTCAACTGCCTCAACGATTTCCTCGTAGGCCCCTAAATCCGTCTCCTGTAATATTCGCGCAGCGGGCACAGCTTTTTCATGCGCTTCGTAAATAGCGCGATCAATACCTAAATTATCCGTAATATTACGCGGCAACAAATAAGTCTGCCTTTTTAGGTCCGTGAACGCAGAAGAAAACGGAGGCAGTTCTTCTCCCAGCTTCGCTGCCTGTCTTTCAAGCTCGGCAGAAGTGCTTAAAATAATAGGATCGGGCCGTGATCCAGAGGTCATGTTCCTGGCTTGTTTGGCTAACGAGGCAACGCCCTGACCCGTGGACCGTGGTCCAATGTTCTGGCGCAGCCACTCCCCAAGCTCCCCCTTCTGGCTCCCAATTCCACTCCCAGGCTTGAACGTCGGGAACTCACGGCCCGTGGCCTCCTCAATCAATTGCCGGTAATTCTTATGCGCCGCAACAAAAACATCCTCCGGATCGTAGCGGCTAAACACGTCCGCAATGTTTTGCGTTATCTCCTTTTTGCCAAGCAAGTCTTGTTTGCGTTGGCTCGTCATTTCCTGGTCATAATTCTCAATAAGCTTGTTTGCTGGGATCAGACCATGCTCTGCGGACAATATATGAAGATCAACGCCCGCATCTTCCATGCCCTTGGGGACGTTCTCCGCACCGCCAAAATGCTTGTTTAAAGCTTGCCATAATTGGCCCTTGTACAACTTGGAAGCTTCAACGGCACAGGTTACCGGATTTTTAGCCCCGCTACACGATACTACCAAAAGTTTTTTCTTGCCGGGGCCCTTTCCAGAAGGACCGAACATATCTTTGGCTTTGCCTGCCTGTGTGGCGAGACCTTGGTTTCTACTCTTACGCGCAGCTAAAAGCCGTTTATAGGTCTCTTCAAAAGAGGCTCCCTTGGTAGCAAAAATGTCGTCCAGCGGCGGTCTCTCAGAAGCACCGATGATGTCGTTTATAAGGGCTCGAACATTTTCGTTAACGGGAGGATGACCTAAGCGTTTTCCTGTCTCTTCCCATCTAGCCCCCCATTGTAATGAGGTCCGTTTTTGCGGCCCAGTAACTCGGCCCCTGGCATCTAACGAGTGCGCCCCTTCTCGCTGCTGAATTTCGGTCATTATCTCCTGAGCACGTCTCTCCTGTTCCGGGGTACGGGACGGACTGGTGGTTAATTGAGGCGACCACTGAGAAAGAACCTGGGCTAGATCCTCCCGTGTAGGCGTCTTAGGTCCAGACAAAAGACTTACAGGGGTCTCGGAAGTTAACGGCTGCTCTATAGGCAAGTTTTCTTGTACGTTCTTTCCCGTAACATACCGTGTCAACGCGCCAACACCGCGCCGTACTAGAGGCGCTACCTCCTCCACGGCCTTTTTTACTACCTTACCTGAGCCGCCGCCAATCAGATTTAAGGACTGTTGTATGTACTCTGCCTCTTTTTGATCAAAACCAGTAAGGCCAGAGCCCCCTTTAGGACGACCCTCTATTTCCGCTTGTAGGTCAGCGTCCTGTGCGGCAGCGTCGCGGTTTCGAAGGTCAATCTTTAGCTTCTCCGCTTTGTAGGCCCTAACCAACTCGTCGTAGGCGTTAGCCCGCGCTAGATCATCCGGATGAACAACGCCTGAAGGAAGTTCTAGATCAGAGGTTGACCGTCGAGGCGGTACGCGCTTCGGACCATTATCATCAACCATAATACGCCTCAAACTTCACAGGCCGTGGCTCGTCGTCCTGGTAATCCGTCGGAAGCTGGACAAAATTGCCCTGCCGGTAGCGCATTAAAGCTTGTGTAGTGCTGTCCACCAAATCGTCATACTCCCCGTTGGGAAAAGCTGCACATTCTTCGATGACCTCTTCTGCCCACCGTTCATCAGGAGCCCAGATTGCACCAGATTCAAATAATGGCGAAATAGAGTGGACCCGCGATAACTTATCATTACCGCGACTAGGCGTAAAGTTCACCACAGGAATGCCGACATTTCGTAACTCATGGGTCAAAGGTAACCCCGACGCTTTCGCTTCGATGATGACCGTCTCAGGGTCCCAAAACTTATATTGCTCTAACGCGATTGCCTTCAATTCAGGAAACTCCCAGCGGCCCTTTTTGGCGTCCAGCAATATCAAATTAGGTGGACCCCCCACCTCGTCAGGATAAAATACCCCCCACGTCGTTATCGCACTAAAGTCTGCCGTCTCCCGCTTACTATACGCCGTGTCGTAGCTCTGAATGACGTATTGAAGGTCAGGAACACTATCCTTGTCCCAAAGCCGCCACCACTCCCGCTTGAGGATCGATATCTCGTCGCCAACAGGGTTCTGCTGGTACTGGGCATTCCACTTATATGGCGGTACAGAGTACTTGACGCTATTAAGTTCCTCTATCGACCAAAACTCAGGCCAACAAGCTTGCCCGGACGGCAAAACCGCAGGAAGCTCTACTACCTCCCATTGGTCCGCTTTCGGGTCCTTCATCTGAGCGCGTACCAGTTGTCCCGTCATGTCCTTCTCTGACCAACGGGTCTGGACCAAAACAATTGCCGCTCCAGGCTGAAGCCGCTGACGAGGACCGCCAGTGTACCAGTCCCAGGCGTCGTCAAAGCCCGTATTGGACATGGCCGTCTGCTCCGAATGCGGATCGTCTATGACCAGTAAGTCCGCGCCACGGCCAGCTAAGTTCGAACCAACGCCCACGGCGTAGTACATGCCGCCTTGCCGCGTGTCCCACCGTCCAGCGGCTTTACTGTCTACCGACAATTGCGTGTCTGGGAATATCTCCCTGTAGTCCTCCTCCTCCAGAAGGTTCTTCACCTTCCGGCCAAAGTTTACCGCAAGCTCCGTGGTGTGCGTCGCCTGGATGATCTTCAGTTTTGGGTTAAGCCCTATCATCCATGCGGGAAACAAAAAGCTGGCGAACTCAGACTTCGTGTGCCGTGGGGCCATGTTGATGATCAGGCGCTTCAGTTCGCCCTTCGCTACGCGCTCGAACTTCTCCGCAATCGTCCCATGGTGATGGCCAAAGATGAAATCCGGCCACATTGATCTAACGAAAGCCAAAAAGTTGTCCCGGCACTTGTCCACCTTCTCCAATTGCGCCAAGCGCAGTTGAAGCTTCAGCTTCTTATCAAAAAGCTCTGGGGGCCCCTGGAAGCTAGTACTCATTCTCAACGACCTCGGTTATACGGGTCCAATCCAACGGATCCTCAAATTCGGCCACAGGCTTTGCTCCCTTTACGCCGTCCATGGACAACGGTATCACAGCTTCGGGGGGATATAAAAAAAGTCGCGGTGTGCCCTCTTTTAGTTCCTGCCGAACAAAAAGCCACACGCTGGCATGTTCGTGTCTGCGAAAGAAGCCAACCTGATGCGGGGAAAGCCGTACCGAATTGTCTTTTGTGTACTTTAGTTCTATCAGATGAAAACGCCCCTTGGCATCACAAACTAGAATGTCAGGAACCCCCGGAAGAGCCCAACTCTCCAGCCTCGTCATTATCCAGTCCGCTTCGCTCTTCGCAATCCCCGTCTTCATCTTCCTCCAGAACCCCCCCTCGCTCTTCGTGGACGCCTCCGCTGGCATCGTTCTCGGGCTGTTCTTCGGCCTCTTCGGGCGTGACGTCAATAATGCCATCGTTAAAACCCTCTTCTATCTTCTTCAGTTCCGCCAAAACTTCTTCTTTGCTCATGGAGTCTATGCTGCCATACCGAACCTCCGAACGGGAAACGTAAATGTCCCCCTGGGCCAAGCCGCGAGCTTTCTCTGCCTGTACCGCCGCAGAGTACGCCCCGTTCTGTATAGCGTCATCACGAATGTCCTTTAAATCCCGGACATGGCGCTCATACGTGACGCCATACTTTGCATCCAATTCCGCCTGCTGCCGCCGGATCTCCGCAACAACGTGCGGGGATATGTCTATGTTGGTCAACTCCCACGCACGAGAATGCGCGGATCGCGGGGCGTAGCCCGCGCGTATCGCCGCCTCCCTCATGGTTATCATACCATCATTAGCGACCAGTTCGCCCACGAACCGGCGTTGCATGGCTGTGAGTTTTCGGTCCACGCCTTTCGGTACGTTTCGTTTTTGTACAATTTTTTCGAAGTCCGTTTGGGTCACTCGACTGACAGGGTTATTGGTTTCAGACATCTCATACCTCCTGAAAATGAAAAATTTTTTACCCCCCAAAGGGGGCCCCTGAAGCTTCTTTATATACGAGTTATAGCATAAAAGGTCCAGTTCGTTTTTACCCTATATTGTTTGCGCGAAACATGCACCTTGTGCTCGGGCGGCTACGGCTGCGGCGGTTCGCGGATTTTTGGCTGTTTTCCGCCATTCTCAAGTATTCGCTTTGCCCCGATA